ATGCCCAAGCGATCTCGTGAACTGTCTGCGATGGAAGTGGGGCGCCTGAGGGAAGAGGGCGATCACAACGTCGGCGGCATCCCCGGCCTGTACCTTCAGATCATCGACGGCTCGCGCTCGTGGATTCTTCGCTTCAAGTTCGGCGCACGACGGCGGCGCATGGGCCTTGGCAGCTTTCCGGCGGTGCCGCTCGCTCAGGCGCGAGAGCGGGCACGGGAGGCCCACAAGCTGCTCGATGAAGGGGTAGACCCCATCGAAGCGCGCGACGCCGTCAAAAAGGCCGCGTTGGCTTCTCAAGCGCGGGCGTTGACCTTCAAGGTCGCCTGCGAGCGCTTCATTGCAGCGAAAGAGTCCGAATGGCGTAACCCAAAGCATCGGCAGCAGTGGGAAAACACGCTGGAGACATACGCCGAGCCCGTGATCGGACAGCTCGACGTTTCGGCCATCGGGCAGGATGAGGTTTTGCGCGTGCTCGATCCGATCTGGCGCACCAAGACCGAAACAGCCAGCCGGCTGCGGGGCCGGATAGAGCAGGTGCTCGATTGGGCGAAGACGCGTGGCCATCGACAGGGGGAGAACCCGGCCGCTTGGCGCGGGCACCTTGACAAGCTGCTGCCCAAGCCAGAGAAGATCGCGAAGGTGAAGCATCACCCCGCCGTGCCGGTCGCGAAGGTGGCCGAGGCGGTTGCGGCACTCCGGGCGGTCGAGGGGGTGAGCGCGCAGGCCCTTCTCTTTCAGGTGCTGACGGCAGGCCGTTCGGGGGAAATCAGGGGCGCGCGCTGGCCAGAGTTCGACCTTGAGGCCGGGCAATGGGATGTGCCAGCCGAACGAATGAAGGGAAAGAGGCCGCACCGGGTGCCGCTCTCCACGCAGGCCATCGAACTGCTTAAATCGATGCCCCGCTACGAGCAGTGCGATCTGGTGTTTCCCGGCCGGAAGATGCAGCCGCTATCGGATATGTCGCTGACCGCGTGCATGCGGCGGCTGAACTTTCTGGATGCAGCTGGCCGGGTTTGTGTGCCGCACGGCCTTCGGTCGACCTTCCGGGACTGGGCAGCCGAGTACACCCACTATCCGCCTGAGATGGCAGAAATGGCCTTGGCACACGCGATCGAAAGCAAGGTTGAAGCGGCCTACCGGCGTGGCGACATGCTCGCCAAACGCCTTGCGATGATGCAAGACTGGGCCGACTACTGCATGCCGGCGCCCCCGCCGAAGCGGAAGCGCCAGAAGGCCTAGTCGTCAGTGTGTGAGCTGGTGGACGCTGCCACCGGGCGTTCTTCGAGCCAGGAGTCAACCTCAGCGGCGACCCAGCCAACGGCACGCGGGCCGAGTTGCCGCGGCCGTGGAAACCTCTCGCTGGACATCCAGCGGCGAAGGGTGGTTTCCGAGATGCCGAACTTCGCAAGCACGGTGTTCTTGCGATAGATCAGCGGGGCCGGGCCGGCGGTTGTGCGCGGACTCGAGTTGTTGGACACGGAAACGGTGCGCATCACAGCAGCATTTCCACCAGGTCGATGGTCGGCAGCGCGCTGATCGCCCTTATCACCCGCGCCGCCGCGGCCAGGTCGCCGGCTCCGATGTCGCGTCCTGATGCCCGCATGATCACGTCGATCAGTTCGCCTTGGTTGCGACTGTCGAGATTGCGGACTGCCCGGGCCAGGACGTCTGTCGTCGAGAGGCCGTCCAGTTCGTGGGCCTTGCCGGTGGCATATGACGGGCCGTGGCCGGGGCGGCCGGACTCGGCCAGCATCTTGACGATGTGCTGCGCGAGCGGGCAGAGCTTGGGAGTCTTCTTCGGCATGATCAGCCCTCCATGCGAGCAGCAATGCGGATGGCCTCGATGCAGCGACGCGCGCCGAGATACTGGTAGCCGTGTGCTTCGGTTACCGCGGTGTGTCGGTCGTTGGCGCTTAGCACTGCCCGCATTTGTTTTTGGTGAAAGTCCGCAACCTGCTCGCATATGGCGAGAGCCGCTTCGTGGCTGACATTTGTCACTGCGCGCGAGGCCCAGGCGCCAGCCTCATCGGCGGCCAGCACTACACGGTTGAGGAACTGGCTGACAAACTCGTCAGCGCTGCCATTGAAGCTGAATTGCTCCGGCATGCTCTCGGCACCATCAGCCAATGTGACCAGCAGACCCAAGGCGCGGCCGATGTGGTGCTCCAGCGTCGCGCCGGTGCTCTTCGACCAGCCCTGGAGCAAGTGAATCCGGTCGCACGTCACGAGCTGCGCGATATCGGCGCGCATGCATGCGCTCCAGCCCATGCTGGGGTCGACGTTGATCTCGGCGGGGTTGATGACTTCGAGGCCGGCGGCGCGCAAGGCCGCCGCCGCGGCATGGAAGGCCGGGAAGTTGAGTTCGGCATAGCCGGTCATCGGCCCGGCGATGTAGACGCGCTGCGCGTCGCTGAATGTGTGCGTGACGCTCAGGTGATAGCGCTGCTGCATAGCGCCGCCGCTGATGGTGGGTGCGAGTGGGAGGTTCATGGTTGAGGGTTCGCTTGATGGATCGGGAATTAGTCGTCGGCGCGCTCGCCCGAGGCGGCGCGCTTTCCGTCGAAGAGGGGGATGCCGGTTGTCGGCGACGGCGAATGAGTGCGCAGCGACGAACGAGGCAGGTGCCGCGGCACTGCTCCGGCGGCGCTGGGATGTGCCACCGCGAGGCGCACGAGGCGACTGCGTTGGGCGTCCTGCATCACCGTCTCGAAGCAGTCGGGCCAGCCGAAGCGGCGCGCCATGCGTCCGCACGCCTCGCGCAGCTGCTGTTCGGTGGGCTCAGTCGCGGCGGCCATGTCTGTTCCTGGCGTCAGTGCCAGCTGGGCATATCGAGGTGCCGCGCGTTCGGGCCGCAGCTGCCGGCGCGCGAGCGAGCGACGTCGAGCGCTTCCGGTCCGCCAGCCAGGCGCCCTGCAGGGCTATCGCACATCAGGCGGTCGACGCGTGCGACGGAGTGCGCACACAGCTCGCACGCCCGGAATGGCGTGACAGGCCGGAGCGCCATGGGTTGCGGCGTGGCTGTCTTCACTTCGCGCCCCCGACGGCCTTGGCTTCCCTTGCGATGGCAGCACAGTCGACGAGCGTGGGGCCATTGCCCCACGTGTCTTCCGGCCCCTGCCAGGGCAGGCCCAGGAGCCATCTAGGCTTGGGCGGAACACGTACCGGGTTGTCGGATGCGCGGAGGTGGGTGCGTTCGGCCCAGACCTCCAGCTCTCGCAGTTGTTCGTCGGTCAGGAGAGCTGCATCGGCGGCGGGCACGTCGTATCCGACCAGGCCAGCCAAGGCGCAGACGCCTTCAATGGATCGGCGTTGTTGATTCGGCTTCGTGCTGCGCCCCGAGGATTGATTCGCTCCTTCCTGCGTCTGGCTGCGACCGGCAAGGGCAAGGTGCCGAGCATTGACTGCCAGGCCCTGCCAGTAGGTGTACATGGGCGGCTTGTGCGTTCGATATGCGTGGGCAGCGCTCTCGCGGCAAGCGCGGCTCACTCCACGCAGCATCTTCACGAGCGCTTCACGCGCCTCGGCGGGGAGGGCGTTGAAAGCCTCTCGCACCTCGGGAATTTTCAGCATCGGGTTGCGCACGTCGGCACGAGTGCTGCGAGCGCCTGATGCGGGGCCGTGCTGCGCGGCGCTCATCGCACCAGCCCTTCGAACAGGCCTGCAGCGATCAACGGGACCAGGAGCCACCCGAGCAGCGCCGTGCGTAGGGCGAGACGCTTGTTCCTCGCCTTGCGCTTGGAGCGGGCCTCGAAAGTCTTCACGGCCTGGATGTCGTGATGGTTCAGGCGATGCGCGTTCATGCTGCCCTCCGCTGCTGCACGGCCGCGAGGCGCACGACGGTGGACGGGAACATGTCGGCCTGCTGTTCCGGCCGCGTGTCGATGCGGCGCGGCTTGCGCCGGCCGGTGGCCTGGGCATCGAGCAGGCCGCGCACGCGCTCGATGGTGGCGCGCACGTCGGTGGCGCATGCCGGCAGGTAGGGCGCGGTGATGTGGACCTTGTGCGCCATCGGCGGCGCGTAGGGCTTGTGCTGCGCGATCTGTACGACGGCAGCGGTGCTGGTGCGTGGCATGGTGATGCGGCTCCGGTTGGTGGTTGAAAGGGTGGGTTGCATGGAGAAACTCATCGCCCGGCCGCGACCAGCTCGCGCATGACCGGCGCGAAGGCCTTCATGCGGACGAGCAGGGCGTCGAGGTCGTTGGCGGGAGGCGCCGCGGGCGCGATCTGGACGCACTGAGGCATCCGGAACGTGGTTCGCTCGCCGGCGATGTGGTTGACTTGCTCGATCGGGGCGGCCGAGGCGGGTGTTCGGGGCGCCGGCAGCTCGATTTCGTCGGTGTCGTGGGCCTTTGGCCAGGGCAGATCGCCTCGCATCAGCAGGCGCTGCGGCTCTTCGTTGAGCCGGGCCGTACAGTTATTGAAACGAGTCCAAGGGCGGCCCAGCGCTTCGCGCTGGCCCTTGTCCTGCGCGGCTTCGCTCGCGCAGGAGCGCCACGCCTGCCGGCGGCTCACAAGCCAGTGCCCGACGCGTGTCTCGACGCCGACGACTGCCTTGCGGTCGATGGTCTCGCCGTAGCAGTTGGTCGTGTCCTTGGTGACGCGCACGGCGGTGCGCAACGCCCATTCGCGGCGCTTGCGGCACATGCCGCCCTGGGCGCGGACGTAGCCCTCCCATGAGGCCTGAATGGCGCCTTGCTTGTGGCAGGCCCACCATGCCTTCACTGCGGCGGCGTCGCCCAGGTCGAGGCGCATCTGGGCGTGGTCGATCTGGTCTTTGGTGACGCGGCGCATTTCGCGCCACACCGTCACGCTGGGCTGGCCGATGGCCTGGAACTGGCGAATGCCCCAGGTGCTGGCCCAGGCGTCGACGCGCTGCCAGCCCTTGAATTCGCGGGTGTCCATGATCTGCTCGACGCCGTCGAGGGTGTCGGTGTGCTCCCCGACGCCGGCGTCGCCGCCGTCTTCGGCGCCGATGTTCTTGGACACGTACTTCGCGACGTAGCCCGCGGCACCGCCGCGCTCCATGGGCTTGAAGTCGCAGCGGTTGCGTAGCGCGCCGGGCTCATCGCCCGCGTCGCTGAGCCAGTAGCCGGTGATGATCTCCCGCGCCGTCTGGGCTTGCTCCGGCGTACGGAACCACAGCAGGGCATGCCAATGCGGGCAACCATCGTGATGCGGCTCGGCCACGCGGAAGCCATAGGCCGCGATGCCCTTGCGCGCCATCTTCGCGCGGGCCTTCGCCCACATGCGGCAAAGCCACTGCTGCGCATCGCGCGGTGAGTCGCCCTCGTACTTGTTGTTGCGGCTCGGCTTCGCCCAACGCGACTTGCCGCCCGAGAGCACCGCGTGAAAGCGGCTCGGGCACGTGAGCGTGAGAAACAGGCCGTGGTGCCCGTTGGCGTCCGCGAACTCCTCGCAGCCGCGAATGCGCGTCATCAGCTCGCCGCGGCGTATGTCGCGATTGCTCGGCGAGAGCGCGGCCAGCTCGGCCAGGCTGTAGACCTGGCCGGCCTCGTTGCGCATCTTCACGCGCGCCAGCAGGTCGGCGTTGCGCTTGTTCTGGTCGGCTCGGCGGCGGCAGGCCTCATCGCTGGCGTACCCGCCGTTACGGTGGTGCACCACGCCCAGCTTGATGGCCGCATGCTCGACCGTGCGCGCCACCTTGCGGCGCAGCGCGCGGCGCCACCATTGCTCTGTGATGGCGCGGGCGATCAAGCCGTCGGGCGTCTTGGAGTTGGGCTTTTCGACGCCCAGGCGCTCGCAGTAGTCGAGCACCGTGTCCAGCTTGTCCTGCAGGCTCATCGGCAGCGGGTGGCCGTTGAGCATGTCGTCGAGCGCGCTGGCGCAGCGCCGTGCGCGGGCGCACACCTCGGAATCGCCCACGGCCCAATGCAGGATGTCCTTGTGTTCGTGCTCGAAGGCGCGCATCGCGTCGACGCGCGCGAGGTTCCAGCTCAGCCAGTCGCCGCCCACGGCGCGCACAGTGGGCTTGAGCGGCATGATGGTGTCGAACGCCGGCCCCCACTGCGGCGGCAGCTCGCCGCGCATGCGCGCATCCATTTCGCGCGCCACCCGCGCGACGTGCTGGTCGTGCGGGAGGTTGGAGCGACGCCGCATCCAGAAGACCGGATCGGGCTTGGCGTGACGTTTGGCGACGATGCGCATGGTGGGCCTACAAGGTCAGCGCGAAGACCGTGCGCAGGTCGTTCTGCAGCTCGCGGATGGCTTCGCCGACCGCAGTGCGCTCCAGCGGGGGCAGCTCGCGCCATGCGCGCTCGACGGCGAAGGCGATGCTGTTGACGTCGTAGCCCGCCCAGAAGAGCAGCATTGCGCGCGAGCGCTTCGAAATGCCTTCCCACTCCCGCTCCGCTGCGGTGATGTTTCGGGCGCTGCCGGTGCCTTGGGCGAACTCTTCGCGCAGCTCGGCCAGGCGGGCCGCGTGGCGGGCATAGAACGGGTTGGGGATGCCATCTGCAATCGGTGTCGGTTTGGCCGGGCCTGGGAACGCGGGTGGTTCTGTGGGCTCGTGGGGGTGCATGCGGTCAGAGTTCGCGGGCGGCGTGCTCGGCCGCTGCGCTGCCGGCGTTCAGCGGCGTGCCGGTGTCGGTGGCCGGGTGGCGGCCTTCGGTCGCGGCTGTGATGTGGCCGGCCTCGATGGCGTCGATGATCCATTGCCTCATGCACGTTGTCTCGACAGCGCGCATGCCGTGCATGAAGATCAGTACATCGCGCGAGATATCCGAGCGAGCGGCTTCCACGTTGACCACGCGCCAGCCCGCCGCCAGCAATGCATTGGCGACGGCGTTCTGTGTCTTGGGTTCGCGCCAGCACGAAAGCGTGTCCGCCGGCCGCAGCACCACCGCATTCACGCGCCGGCCATGGCCGCCGACGCGGTGGCTCATGTAGCTCTGTCGCACGTCGGCGATGTCGATGTAGGCGCCGTCGGCCTGGGCGGCACGCACGATGGCATCGAGCGCCGAGAGCTTGTCCGCCACGCACCGAAGGTCCGCCAGCCGGGCCGCGTGGCGCTGGTGCTCCTGCAGCAGCACGCGGTCCAGCAGCGGCAGGCGTGCGGCCTCTTCGCGTGTGACCTTGGACATCTTGGGTACCTCGATGCGTTGGGCAGGCTTGTCGGTGAAGCGGCGGGCGTTGAGAGACATGACTTCGGCTCCTGTGCTGAAAAAGGCGTGAGAAGGGCCGCACGCCTTGAAAAAGGCGCGTGGCAGGGGTTGGGCAGAGGGGAGGCGCCGCGGGGGCGCGGACTAGATCAGTCGGGCGGGGCGCCACTCATGGCGCCGCCCGTGCCCCAGTCGTTGGTGGGCGTGTGCAGGTTCGCGACGTAGGTGGCCTCGTCGTCGGCGACGTTGCCTTCGTCCGCCAGCGCCAGGGCGAGTTGCCCGCGGCGGATGTGGCGTGAGAGCGGCAGCGAAACGTCAGCCGCCGGAATGCTGGAGAGCACCAGTACGCGCTGGAACTCAAGCGTTGCCACGCCCGTGAAGCCGCACCGCCAGTTGCGGCAGCGGTAGGTGATCTCGCGCATGGTCTTGCTCATGGCGCGGCTGTCGCAGGCCACGCACCGGGTGCCGCAGTGCGGGCACTCGATGGTGATGCGCATGTAGCGGTTGCCGGCTTCGCCGGCCTGCTCGTGAAGGCTCTCGCTCATTGCCGCTTACCTCCCGAGGCAACCAGACGCGGGCCGCGACGGCGGCCGGTGATGTGTTCGATGCCCTTGCGCAACCGGGTCCGCACCAGCCATTCGATGGCTTCGGTGACGTCCGCCAGACCTTGCTCCCGGCGCACCCGGTCGAACACGTCGTGCTCGGCGTCGGTGAGTTCGATCTCTGTGGACGTCATCTTTTCGTCAGACATTCGGCGTTTGTTGCGCTGGCTTCGGGCCGCGTTGATGCGGCTGGGCTTAGCCCGCGGCGCGGGGCAGACTGGCGTCGGCCTTGGGTTCCTGGCCGAAGAAGGCGTCGGCCAGCATCTCTTCGGCCTGGCGCATGGCCAGCTCGCGGATGAGCGTCGAGGTCTGCGCGCCGGTCATCTTGGACAGGATGCGCAGCAGCTCATCTTCGTAGTCGTCAAACCGGACGGTCTGGCGGTTGTCGCGCACGCGCTTGGGATCGGGGTACATCGTCGAGAGTCCTTCGGGCAAAGGAGGGGGGAGGCTGGTGCGGTGGGTCAGGCGGCGGATGTGGCGGCGCCGGCCTGTTCGGCCTCGTACTGCGCGAGGCCCTTGAGGTAGACGCGGCGCGCGAAATTGCCGAGGGAACGGCCCTCGCGCGCTGCATATTGCTGAGTGCGTTCTTTCTCGTCTGGGGCGAGGCGCATGGCGATGGGCGCTTCGTTGACGAGGCGGATCTCGGGTGGAAGCTGGGGGCGACCACGGCGGCGAGCGGTGTGAGCCATACGTTTAATATGGAGAACGGTTTATTGGTGTGGTGTGCATTGTTTTCGACAAACGTTCAAAAGTCAATGCGGTTTTAAGGCAAATGTCGAAATTTTTTGAGCGATTGCGCGAAGAACGCAAGCGACTGGGCCTGAATCAGACGGATTTTTCGGCGTTTGCCGGGGTGTCCACTGAGACGCAGAGCAACTACGAAAGAGGGAGTCGCAAGCCCGATTCGGAGTATCTGGAGGCCATTGCTGCGCACGGGGTCGACGTCGGCTATTTGCTGACGGGTGTTCGCTCGTTCGCGGCGAACGCGCTACCGGCAAACGATGAGGGCACGGCCTCTACGAAAACCGAAACCGTGATGCGCGCTGTCACTCGGGAAGAGGCTGCGCTGCTCGATAACTATGAAGCCGCGGACGAGCGAGGCCGCGCCGCGGCGCGCGGCGTTCTTGATGCGCTCGCGCAACCGAAGAGGGCCAACGGGTAGGTTGGGTCTGGTCCTCTGGACCCTGGCCCGTTGGATGTTCATGGCGATGGGGGACGCCGCGACAGACGCGGCGGAGTAGGGGGCGGATGCGACGCGTTGTGTTGGTACTGCTGCTTGCCATCGTGCCCATTGCGGAGGCACAGGCCGCCCGTGTCGATCAGCTCATCGAAGAGATGGCGCGGCGCAACCGCGCTCAGGATGAGGCTGAGCGGCGGGAGGAAGAGGCCGAGGAGCGACGGCGCGCGCGAGCCGAGGCGGATGGTGCACCGAAGCAGCGCTCATCTGAGCGACGAGCCTTGAGTGCGGACGGGGTCAACAAGCCTCCGCCGCGGCCAGCACGCGCCGATACGAAGCGAAGTACTCAGAGCGAGGCCTATCGCTCTAGCGGGCGCAGCTCTGAGGGATGCGGGGGGCGGGGCGGCCCGGGGTGGCGCAAGCCGAATGGCAAATGCGCGAGCTGGCGGGACTGATGTCTGGTGTCCTTTGTGGCTCGAATCGCTAACTGCCGCTCAAAGGAGCATGGGCCGCCCGGATCGATGCAAGCGCTTGGCGTGTCTCATTCACACGGGCTCGCGTGATGCAGCCTTCGGCATGGTCGTTGATCAGCCCCGTCGCTTGCATGAACGCATATACGGTGGTTGGACCGACGAACTTCCATCCCAGTTTTTTCAAGTCCTTGGACAAGGCATGTGAAGCCGCCGATGTCGAAGCGTTTTGCGGCTCCGACAGCTTCGCCGGGCTCGGCTCATAGCGCCAGAAGTAGGTGGCCAGCGACCCTTCGCGTTCTGCCAGCAGCTCGGCCATGCGCGCATTGTGAATCACGGCCTCAATCTTGCCGCGGTGACGCACGATACCGCTGTCACCGAGCAATCGTTCGACGTCGCTTTCTCCGAAGCGCGCGACGCGCCCAAAATCGAAACCCGCGAAGGCCGCCCGGAAGTTCTCTCGCTTGACCAAAATGGTTCGCCAGCTCAGACCCGACTGAAAGCTTTCGAGACAAAGCTTCTCGAACAGGCGTCGATCATCGGTGACCGGGAATCCCCATTCTTCATCGTGATAGCGAAGAAACTCGGGAGCAGCGGCACACCAGCGGCAGCGAGGCTGCCCATCGGGGCCTTCAAGCGTAGAGACCATTTCAGGCGCGGTCCACAAGGAATTGCAGACGTCCGTCGGCTCTGTTCGGTGCGAACTCTGCAATCTCCACTCGGACCACGTCCTCTTTCACAAACGGATCGCGCGCCACGCGTTCTTCCAGCACCTCGCGTGTGGTGCCATGTGCGATCACCAGGCCGCCTTGATTGCCCGAGAGACTGCCCGTCATGAGGAAGACGCCTTCCTCAAAGCCCTCATCGATCCATCGCTTGTGCTCTGCCATAAGGCGAGGCGCCTGATCTTTGCGGGTTGAAAACTTGAGGAACACACAGAACATGAAAGCCCTTTCTTGGTGAGACGACTGGATTGCACAAACGGGCGCGGTCGTCCTTATGCCGCGCAGGACGCCACCCACGCACTCATGAGGTCGACTTCGTGTTGAACAAATTCTTTGCTGCGTAGCGACTGCGCCAGTACGGCCACTCCCTGGCTGCGCGCCAGGAGATGCAGTGCGAGAGCATCGGCGTCCGCCTCTCGGCCCATTTCCTGAAACTGCTCTCGCAGCCACACGCGGAAAAGCCCCAGGATGGCATTGGCCTCGCTTCGCCCTGGGTGCCTGAGCTTGGCTAGCTCTGTACACAAGGAGCCGACCGGGCACCCGTGGCGCATGATCTGGGTCTGATTGCGCACTAGCAATTCGACGAACAGGCAGACGCGCTCTGCCGGGCTTTTGCCCTCTGTCTCCCACTGCCGCAGCATCGCTCTCGTGCGCTCTTCCCGCAGAGCAATCACTGCAGCAAGAATCTCGTCCTTGGCCTTGAAGTGATAGTAAAAGTTGCCGCGGGAAATCTTCACGGCATCCGCTATGTCCGCAAAGGACGTGTGCTCGAAGCCGCGCTCGTAGAACAAGGTGTCCGCAGCCTGGATGATGCTGTCGCGCGTTGGCATGGGTGAAATAGGACGGTTGACCTAGTGCGCGAGAAATGTAGGACAACCGTCCTATTCTGTCAACGGGAGCGATCACGGCGGCGCCTTCAAATTGGGGCCGCCAGTTGATCCCTCACGATGGCAAGCTGCCAACGAACTCACCCCGCGCGGGGTAATCGTTCTTGATGACGAAATCGAGCGCCTGTACCAGTTCGCCAAAGTTCGGCCTGGCAAACGGCATTGACTGCACCGAGGACCAGTAGAGTGTCCCGTCGGGGCGTACAAGGAACAGGCCGGGCTCTGAGAAAAGATCAGGTTCCTCGATTCCGATTGAGGTCTTGCCACGCGACGTGGACAGGAACAACCCCCAGGCGCGCGCAGTTGGAAGCGAGAGCCCGTACCCGACGCGCAGGGATGTCGCTCCGATTTTCTTTGCCATTTCGCGCGCGCGGTCCTCTCCGTCACTGCTTAGCGCGAGGACGTTGACGCCACGCGCGGCGAAGGCGTCGATCTTGCTCTCCAGCTCGCGCAGATACATGGCGCAGACCGGGCAATGGAGGCCGCGGTAGAAGCACAGCAGCGTGAATCGATCCGGCGCTTCCCTTGCCAGGTCAAAGGAGCCGTGAGCGAGCGTCGGAACCGCCAGGGAGGGAACGGGTTGTCGGGGCATCAGCATGTTCATTCCTTTCTAGATTTGACACGATGGGGGAAGCATGTCAGATTTGAAGCAATCAAAAAACCGGATTGCATGATCGAAAGTACGATGTCGTGACTTCGCCTGCCCACCTCGACCGCCTGAGTGCATTTCTAGCCGCCTTTCCCCTGAAGGTCCGCCCGGCTGAGAACCATGGTTGCGCCCAAGCGCCCGCTCACCTGTTCCTGTTGGCCGGCGATGTTCCCGGATCTCGCCGGATCGCCTTCTGCAGCACGGCAGTTCTGCGTCCCAGCTCGCCGGGGACCGTGCTGATGGGGGCGGTGGTGGAATTTGGCGGAGTTTCAAATCCTCTGCTTCGGTCCCTGCCGTCTGAAGTGGCGCTCGAGACACGAGACACTGAACCCCTTTGGGCGTTGGCTCAACACCTGCTCGCTGAAGTGGCGGTGCCGCGTTGCGGCGGACCGGCAGCGCTTGCGCGGTTGGGTGAACTCTTGGTCCTGATGGTTTTGCGCCAGGCGATCGACCGCGGAGCCACGGAGCCGGGCTTGTTGGCGGGATTGGCTGACCCTCGCATACGGCACGCTGTCGGTGCGCTGCTTGAGCAGCCCGCGCGAGCTTGGCGAGTAGAGGAACTGGCCGAGGTCAGCGCTCTGTCGCGCAGTCAGTTTATGGTTTCCTTCCGCCGCACGTTAGGAATGACGCCGGGAACCTTTCACACCGCGTGGCGGTTGACCCTTGCTCGCCGCCGCTTGCAACAGGGCGAACGCGTCAAAGCAGTTGCAGCATCGAGCGGGTATGCCAGCGCGGCTGCCTTCAGCCGGGCATACAGCCGAGCTTTCGGCCTTGCGCCTGCCGCGGAGATCAGCGCGTCGTAGGCACTTCGTTCAATTGCGCGCAAGGCAGCCCGCCGACGCGAATGGTTATGCATCATCACCGGCGCCATCTTGCCCCTCAACGCCCTCAGCCTGTTCAGTTTCCAAGGTGAGTTGGCTGGTATACCCAGCTTGGTCGATCGTGTGACGCAGGCTGGCCACGATCCATGGCGTCTCATCGATCTTCTTCTTGTAGCCGGCCACGCGCGCCGGCCGTTGAGGCGTGATGTCCGCGCGCCCATAGGCGAGGGTGATCTCGAAATCGAAGATCCCACGCTGAATGCGCAGCCACTCGGCGCGGGCCGCGGCCAGCGCGTCCGCCTCGCTCGCGAAGGTCGCGCGCAGCTCCTTCGCTCGGCCACTCAGGCCGGCGATGACGCTGCTGCGGCGCCCGGTCTTGATGTTGTTCCACCACGCCTTCACACCGCTGTACGCATCGCGGTCGGCGCGGCTCCAGCGGTGGCTGTCGCCGTCCTGCCGCGTGATGACTACCGGCGGCAGCACCTTGCCGCTCGGCGTGCGCGCGGCCCGCGCCTGGCTGAACAGGAGCTTGCCGTTCTTCACGGTGCACAGGCAGTCGTAGGTCTGCGCGAGCCGACGAAGAAAGGACGCGTCCGATTCGCCGAGCTGGTCCGCGTGCTTGACCTTGCGCGAGGCGATTTCCTTGGCCACGACGGCCTCGATGCGGTTGCGCTTGGCCACGCTGTTGACGATGGCGCCGACGGTGGTCTTGTGCCATGACTCATCGCGCAGGGTGCGCAGGCTGTCGAGCAGGTTGGCGGCGCGGGCGCGGATGGTGATCTCGTCGGGCGTGCCGGCGTATTCGACCGCCTGCACGGTGTAGGCGCCCTTTTCCACCAGGCCGACGGGGAAGCCCATCTCTTCGGTGGTGAGCTGACGATAGGGCGCCGCGTTGGGCTCGGCGAGCCAACCGATGGCCACCTCGACGGTGTCGCCGGTTTCCGGCAGCTCTACGGCGCCATCGTGGTCGCTCACGACGAGCTCGACCTCATCGGCATCGTTCTGCCGGTCATCGGTGATGGTGAGGCGCACGAAGCGCGGCAAGATGCGATCGGACACGTTGGCACCGTTGACGGTGATGCGCCAGATCGGCGTGAGGTGCGCCGCGGCGCGCCGGGTGTCGCGCCTGCAGTTGTTGGCGCTGACGTTAACCGTCGGCAGCGTGGCGGTGATGGCGTCTACGTCGGACATGGTCTGTTCAAACCGCGCTGGCGCCCACGCCCAGCGACAGGCCCATGTTGTCCGCCGCGTCTTGCAGCAGGGCGCCCAGGTCGCCCATGCTGTCGGCGATGAGCTGCTCGGCGACTTCCTGGGCGTCTTGGTCGACGCGCTGCAGCGTGAGGGTGAACTCGATGCGGCGCGCCTCGCCGGTCTCGAAGAAGAGGGTTCTCGTTTCCTGCAGCTCGGTAATGACGAAGGCGCCGTAGATGGTGCCGGTGCCTTCCACCAGCACCCATGCGGCGCCCTGGTCGGCCATGAGGCGCAGCACCGACAGGCTGGCCGGGGCGCCTGCGAATTCCGGCACCACGATGCCATTGAGCGTGATGATGTCGTCGCCCGGCCCGAGGTACTGCGAGGCGTTGCGCGCGCCCACCAGCGGCTGCGAGGCGTGCTTCCAGCTGCTGCGGCGCTGCAGCTCCTGATAGCTGAGCGTGTCGAGCGAAAAGACGAAGAGGCCGAGGCAGAGCATGGCGGGTGTCAGTTGTCGTAATCGATGAAGGCGCCGCGGGCGCGGGCGCGCTTGTCGGCGTCGCGCTTGTCCAGCTCCGCGCGAATGGCGCGCGCCAGTTGCGCGGCATCGGCGCCGGGCGCGGCGGTGATGTGGATGGTGATGGTGTCGCCCTGAACAACGACGCCGCCGGCGGCGCGGCCGGTCGGCGCTGCGGCCAGCGGGGCGCGGGTGTCGAAGTTGCCGGGCGCGAGGGGGAAGTCGCCGGCCATGGTGGGCATGGCCGAGGTCGCGGCGCTGGCCAAGCCCAGGGCTGCGGCGCGCAGCAGCGGCCGGGTGCGGTCGATGCCGATGGCGGCGCCCTCGACGATGTTCTCGCCGGCCTGCATGAAGACGCGCGAGGGGCTGCGAATGCCGAGCTTTTCCTTGAACCAGCCGACGGTGGAGTCCGCCGCGCCATTGATGGCGTCTTGCACGGTGCCGAGCATGCCGGTGATGCCGTTCGCCAAGCCCTGCATCATCTGCGCGCCGAAGGTCGTGAATTTCGCCGGCAGCTCGATGCCGAACCACTGCATCACGCCCGCAAAGGCTTGATAGAAGAGGCCCAGGGGGGACCAGTTGATGATGGCCGTGCCGACCGTGGCCAGCGCCGCGGGCATTGACCCGCCGAGGTACTGCCAGAAGGCCGCGAATGCGCCTTTCGCGCGCTCCCACAGCCCGATGAAGAATCCGCTGATCGGGCCCCAGTACTTGTAGATCAGGAAAGCGGCCACTGCGATGGCGGTGACGGCCAGGCCGATCGGGTTGAGCAGCAGCGCGCGGCCGAGCCACATGACAGCCGTCGTCGCGAACCCCAGCACGCGGGTGAGCACGGTGAGCACGGGCGAGAGCACGGCCGCCTTGACGCCGAAGAGGCCCAGGCCGTAGCGAACGACAGCGAAGGGGCCGAGCAGCGCGGCGGCTCCGAGGCTCAGCGCGCCGAAGCCGGCGGCCAGTAGACCGACCCACAGCACGGCCTTGCCGATGTAGGAGGCGAGCACGGGGTTCTCCTGGGCGAATTGGGTGATGCGCTGGAGCGCGCTGCCCGCGGTGTTGAGCAGGCTGATGTATGCCGGCAGCAGGGCGCGGCCGGCCTCCTGCATGGTGTCGTTGAAGCGTGCCTGCGCTTCGAGTTCCTGGCCGCCGAGGCTGTTGCGCGCCCTGGCATCCAGCTCGTCGATGCCGAAGGCGCCTGCGTTGAGCTTCGCGTTCTTGTGGATCTGGTCTCTCATCATGTACATCTGAGAGAACAGGCTCGACGCCGTGCGGTTGCTGAAGATGGACCCGATGGCGTCGTTCACCTGGTCCTGGCTGGTGAGGCCCTTGGCGGCCAGCGCCGGCAGGAGCACCTTCTCCATCCATTCGAACTGGTTGGTGCGGAAGAGGTCGCTGCCCTTGAGCGCGCCGGGGTCGAGGAACGAGACCTGCCCCGTCTTGTCGTGCTTCACCTTCGAGGGGTCGCCGATCAGGTCGTACTTCATCAGGTTCTGCGCGGCGCGCTTGGTGGTGCGGCCCTGGTAGAGGTTCTGGTAGGCGGACATGGTGGCCACGCCGGCGCTGGCGCCACCCATGATCTGCACGATGGGCTCAAGCTGGTAGTACATCGCCTCGCTAGAGAGGCCCTTGGCGGCAATGCCGCCGCGCTTGACGAAGTCGAGCCACTGCGTGGAGTCGACGCGGCCACCGGTGGCGGTGATGACGCGCTGCACCATGTCGGCCTGCTTGGTGAATTCTTCCTTGCTGCTCAGGCCGTTGCGCGCCTCGATGACCTTGAGCATGTCCATGAACTTGCGTTCGTTCTCGGTGCCTTGTTCTTCCCCGAACATCGCCTTGTTCGCGAACTTCATCTTGGCCATGGCCGGCATGACCATCTCGGCGTGGTGCACGTCGGCAAAGGCGGTGGTGGCGTCCAGCATCAAACCGAGGTTGTCGTTCATGCTGGTGCCGTAGGTCTTCATCCGCTTCGCGTAGTCGATGGCCTTGTCGGACTCTTCCTTTCCGAGGCCCAGCGATTCGATGCGCGCCGTCGAGGTTTCGTATTCGCGGATCTGATGCAGCGGCTCGGTGACGGCGCGCTTGATGCCATAGGCCGTGCCGATGCCGGCGGCGCCGGCCATGGCCAGGTGGCCCGCGGTGGCACGGGTGTTGTTGAAGCCTTGCCGCAGCTGAGCCTTGCGGTTGCTGACGTTGGCCAGGGCTTCGAGGCGCGCTTTCTGTTGGGCGATCGCGCTGTTCGTCGAGGCGATCTCCGCCTGCAGGCGATGCTGGTCCGTCGACAGCTTTCCGATGCCGCTGGTGGTGGCCGCAGTGCGCAGTTGCACGAGGGCATGCCGCTGCTTGTCGTAGGCGGCCGTCGCGCGGTCGACCTGGGCCTGCAGCGTGCGCGCCTGGTCGCTGTTCGCGCCGTAGGTGCGCGTGACGCTTTCGAGGTTGGTGCGCAGCACCTTCAGGCTGTTGCCCTGCTTGGCCAGCTCGGCCTGGTACTTGCGGATGCCGCTGACCTGGCCAAGCTGGCCATTGAGCAGCTTGAGGGCGTCGCGCGACTGTTTCAGGCTGGCGGCGGTGGCCTTGCTCTGCGCGTCGAGCGGCTTGAGTTCGTTGACCGCCTTGGCCGCGCCGGCCAGGATCAGCTTGAGGGTTAGCGCGGTGGCCATGGTGGTTCGAAGGTGTTGCGGTCAGTCGTCGTGCTTGCTGGGGGCGTAGCGCTTGCGGGCGGCCTCGCGCCAGTCCATCAGCTCGGCCAGGGGAAGGCCGTCCATGTCCTGAGGTCGCCAGTGGAAGACAAGCGCCAGATCCGCCATGGCGTCCTCTACGCGCTCTGCAAGACCGCGTCCCGAACTGCTTTCTTCAACAAAAAACTGATGACGACGCCTCCCGCCTCGGACAGGTCTGCGGGGTCGAGCTGCGCGCACTCGGGCGGCGTGAGGCTGGGGGAGGTGATGCGCGGCAGCAGCTTGAGCAGTTCGTCGGCATCGGCCGCGTGCAGCCGCTGCAGCGAGAGGCCGCGCAGCTCGCCGGCGTTGGGCTTGCGCAGGACGATCTCTGCGATGGTGGTGGCGCCGCGCTGAATGGGCGTGTCGAGGGTGATGGTGTTGGGCACGCTGGGCGCGATGGTGGCGGTGGGCTGTTGGGCGTGGTCGTTCATGGTGGTGTCTCGGTTCGAAGGGGAAGGGCGGGGGGCGAGGCTGCGGCCTGGCGTCAGTTGACGCCGAAGGCCATGCCGATGGCGGCGCGGATGGCGTCGTAGTGGTCGGTGCCGCCGACTCGGAACACCATGCCGGGGACGTCGATCTCCAGCAGCTCCTGCGCGTTGACGGTCAGCTTGTAGTAGCTCGCGGCGATGGTGAACTCGTGGTCGTTGTCTTCGCCGGCCTTGGCCTCGTTGGGGTTCCACTCGCGCAG